CGTACAAACCAGGATTCCTACTTGAAGGTCCACAAGGCGCAGATTAAGGAGAAGAAACCCGAATGATATGGAGAGCTAAACATTTCGCCATTCTCCAAATGATTCCGTTCATGGGTCTCATGGCGGGATTCGTTCTCTTCCAAGGTATAGAGCGATGGTGGGCGTTTGGAATGGCGATGATGCCAGCCTTCTCTCTTTATCTGATAATGAGACACTATCCGGATTCTGACACTGTGATTATCGGAGACAAACCAGAATGAATAAGGTCGTTCTTGGAGTAACGATCAGTTTCGGCCTGGTCAGTCTGCTCCTTGTTGCAATAGCATCTGGCCAGTTCGGGTTAGCTAAGAGGACGAATCCTTACGCAACTCCTGAGTGTGGAAAGGATGTAGGTCGAGAGATAGTAACAGCAAATGGCACATGGCACTTTGGAGGCTACGAATGTAGTACGAAACCATGCATCTGGAATTGGGAGAATCCATTTGGCAGGTGTTTCACTTGAAGCGTGAGATCAATCTCTCCCCTGAACAAGTCAAAGCCATACTCGGACAGGCAAAGGTGGCATCTTTGAGAGATCACCTCCTCTTGAAGACGATGACAGTCGGCGACTTCAGAGTAGGAGAGGTAGTAGGGTCCGCGCCTCGACGATGGATCAAGGAGACTAAGAAGTGGGAACGATGCGAGCCGAACCTTCCAGGCTTACAGATTCAGGACCTACGAGACGATGGAATATGGGTCCAGGGCAAGGGATGGAAGAAGGAGAAGAACCCCGCGCCTCCAGCCATGGTTCCACTATCAAAGTCTCTCATCCTTGAGCTGCGAGACTTCGTTGGGAAACGGAAGGAAGGACGCATCTTTGAGATCTCCGAGAGCAGAGTCGAGCAGATGACGAGGTTTTACGCCAAAAGAGCAGGGGTAATTGACTGGAAACTAGTCCATCCTCACCGTTTCCGTCACTTCACCACTACACAAATCGCTAGGAAGTACGGGGTCATAGCTGGCCGTGATATTGCACGCCACAAGAACATTGGCACAACTAACCGTTACATCGCGGAGCTGCCTGAGGAAGAGAAGAGAAGCATCATGACCGCACAAGCGGAGCTGATTGCTGTTTGAAAACCGCAGAGTTAGACCTTTGGGCTTCGCTGGAAGTTGAATGTCAATGCGGGCATAGTCTATTACAACATCCAGAGGGGCCTTGTCTTTACTGTAGCAATTACGTTCAATGCGATTGTCAAGGATTCGCTCATCCTGTGAATAGACCTAAGGTTTCTACCGAAAATCCAGAGGATAATAAATGAACAAGGAACAGAAGATGGTCCTAGAGTTTCACAGACGATTCGAGGTCTTAGCCAACAAGAATCCTCGATTGGTTCCGCACAGCATTTGGGATTTGAGAATCGGATTGATTGATGAGGAAGCAAAAGAGTTTGCTGAGGCCGCTCCGACTGGTGACTTGGCCAAGATTGCGGATGCGTTGGGCGATCTACTCTATGTAATCTATGGAACAGCCATCTCTTACGGTATCGACCTTGAACCAATCTTCGCCGAAATTCATCGGTCTAACATGAGCAAGGGTGACCCTGAAGTGCTTCGAGCTTCAAACGGGAAGATTCTGAAGTCTCGTAATTGGACGCCTCCCAATCTTCAGCCTATTATTGACACGCAGGTTTTCGATGCGAAGCCCGAGGAGCAACGATAATGACGGTTAACACTCCTTGGAAACGGATTCTCCTAATAGGAGGCTCAGGTTCTCTCCTGATTCAGGGAATAGGAATCTTATTCGTGCCTGTTCAATACGGATGGATGTACACAGTCGGCGGGCTCGTTATTCTCGCGGTGACTTTAACAGGAATCTGGGAAGTTCGGAAGCTATCGCGTAAAGAGTAAAAATCACGATGGTTGACCCAAAGACGCATCTTCGCTGTCGAATCTGCCATGAGGACTTCGCCTCGCACATTATCATCGACACCGAGGCCGTAGTTCAACTGGAATGTCCAACGGGAGATAGACGATTTTGCCTATTCGTGAACCCGGACTGATAACTATGCTTCAAACCATGACAGAAACCCCTCTCCAACACAAGCATTGTCCCAAATGTGGCAACGGCCCTATGAATTATCACTATGATGGAACCGAACGGTATACTTGTCGTATGTGCTGGTACGATTCGCGGAAAAACACAGCTAACCATGACCGGGAGAGGGAGAGCGATGATAACCTTTGAGCCTACCGATGATAGCGGGTCAGGTAAAAGAGCCCCTTGTCTCTCGAAACGAATCTGCCGGGAGTGTCATATTCCCCTCGACTGGATGGACCCTGACTTACACTCCTGCGAGATTGAGAAACGGTAAGGCTTCAAAACATGAAACTCAAGCTATGGCGGCTCAAGGTCTGGAAGAAGAACTATCAGGGCAAGCCCAATGCGAGACGCCTGTTCATGGACATAGCTACTTGCCCTATCTGCACCCAAGACAAACCCGTTGACGAGTTCACGGTCAGGGAGATCAGCCATATTAAGGCACATATCCAGCGCCCCCTCGTGGAATGAACACTAACCATGAAATGCGCCAAATGCGGTCATGTAGAGCTCTACTGGCGGGCTGATTGGCATGATGTCGAGAGAGAATACGCTAAGACCGAGGATGTAATCTCGAGCTGTCCCATTGAGGTACAGTCAGCTCGAGCTGGCGAACTAATCGAGGCTTCAGACGGGTTCGCCTACAAGAAGGGCAAGGGCCGCTATATCCGCCGGGTTCCTCTCGAAGTGTGGAGAGCTCGGCAATTCTGGACAAGACCAAAAGGCTACTTTGATCCTGCTGGGAGACTGGCGAATGGTCTTGAACTCGTTCACAAGTCAAAGGATAGAGCTCAAGTTCCACTAATGGTACCCCATCTTAGCGAGAAACCATGAGAGTCCTAGACCTGTTCTGCGGAATGGGAGGCTGGAGCGTCGGCTTCTATAGAGAAGGCTTCGACTGCACAGGAATTGATATTGTCGATGTCGGTTATCCCTATGCCTTCTTCAAGAGAGACATTAGAGACTTCCATTGTGACGGCTTAGTCAGGCCTGATGTAATCGTGGCAAGTCCTCCATGCACTGAGTTCTCCCCGATAACGAAACTGTCTTTTCGAAAAGGGCAACGGGGGCCTCCTGATCCGGCTAAAGGAATGGAGCTTGTGAAGGAGACGAGACGTGTGATTAAGGAAGCCAATCCCACATACTGGCTGATGGAGAATGTCATGGGAAGCATCCCTTACATCAAGGAAGAGTTCGGGAAACCAATGCTGGAAGCTCGACCATGGGCCTTATGGGGAAATCTGCCGATGGGAATCTTTCCGCAGGAGCCCATGAAGCATAACAAACAGTTTCATCAGCTCAATGACTGGCAGCGAGGCAAAGGAGGAGATCGTCGAGGCCTCCCTGAGGATTTTCCTTTCGATCCATTACGTTCCTGGAAACGAGCAAGGATTCCGGTCTGGTTAGCTCAGACAATCGCTAAAGCCTGCAAGGCTACGATTCTTGGTGGAAAACCCGAACCATGATGTTGTTCAAAGGGTATCCGCAAGTCAGAGTATCGCCTCCGCTAGGGGAGAATGGACCTGGGGCCTATGGAGTAAGGCAGGGAATGTTCGGATTAGGGAAACGGATCGTCTTGGACTGGCGAACAAAGAATGATTGGGAAGAGTTCTGTGGGATGCGAGATGTCGAGCTAACAGTGAATATACTCAAAGAGGAGACTCTGCATTACGTTCTGCATAAGACCATCAACATCAAGACCTGTCGAGCCTTCGACAATCTTGAGTTCGACTTGAGAATGTTGCTCCAGCAATAGTTTCGCGTCCTTCTGGAAAGTCGTCCAGCAAGAATACGACCCTCTGGTTTTGGTTGAGAAACCCGAATTTGAGCGTGAGCCGCTCTCAGTAATGCTTTAGAGGGTACAGTTTTAACAGTAACAGTATCTCTCTAATGATGATAAGGTACGGTGAAAAGGAATCTCCAAGGCGACGCTTCCAGTACCCACCTTCTCAAGCGGAGAAGCGTACACTCCACGCTTCGAGCTGTGGATGAATGGAATCATCTGGCAAGCAATCTATAATGTCGTCAACAGCTTCAGTATGCAAGAGATGAGCAGCTTCACCATTCCAGGGATCGGTCTGCAAAGCGGGACCCGGGTGCCTACTGACATCTTCATTGAACGGGTCAAGATTCTGAGAGACACGGTTCTAGCTGTCCAGAAAGAGGACTCATTCTACGAGACAGATATGAAAACTATTGCGAAAGAGAAGGATAGAGTCGAGGAGGCTCACATGATTTACAGGGCTCTGCTTCGTCTTCTCCACCGGAATGGCCATCTGCGCTTCAAGCCTCCGAGAGACTTTGCAGATGACTGAACAGCTCATCGCTCCAAGCCCCTACTATGAGAGGCATGGATGGTTCTTCGACTCTTGGAAGCGACGGCATGGGCTAGACAAGAATCTTCTCTTCTGTGTAACAGGACAATCACTAGGCATTGGAAAGAGCTACTTTGCCCTCGCAGCCTTCGAGAAGATGTATCCTGACTTCAGGGTCGAACAGATTGTGTTTGTTCCCAAACAATTCTGGGAAATACTCAACTCGCTACCCAAAGGAGAATGGGCAGGGGTCCTATGGGATGACCCGACAAAAGGGTTACAGAAGCGTGACTGGTACAAGGAAGTCAATAAGGCAGTTACGTCTTTCGCAAAGACAGCCAGCCGTTACCGTCGCCGAGACCTAGGCTTTGCGCTACCATCCTTCGACGATCTCGATGTTGCGCTTCGAGAGATTATGGTGCTTGAGTGTATGATGAAGGAGCATGGTGTCTCAAAGATTCACAGAATAAAACGTAACAAGTTCGGAACTCCTCCTTTCTGGAAGCCTTACCAGGGAGAGGTTCAACTCCCGACTCCTAAGCTAGCTCATCAATACGAGAAGTTGAGAGACGAGTTCCATCAAGAATCCTACACTGAGAAACAGTTCACGGAGCCAGAGGACCCGAGTGAAGGGGTATTCTACAAAGTCTATCGGCTAGTCAAAGATGACCCGGTGAAATACAGTATCAAAGACAAGCTAGGCAAATGGAAACTCTCAGCCTTAATGGTCTGCTCTCTTACAGATCCACCATGCAGCGATACAATCGCTCGGCGGGTAATTAAGAGGATTGAAGTCGAGGGAGGACTCGGCGATGTGTAGTCTTAAAGACTTTGAACATTTGAAACTCGACGAGGCACATAGGCCAATTCTTCTAGCAGAATTGGAGCTATGGCACAAGTGGTATCTGCCATGTGGAGTAGAGTGCCAGCTTGATATTGGGGCGGGTAACGGTGAAACTGCACAGTTCTATCTTAATCATGGAGCCAGACACGTTATCTGTATAGAGCCGGATGCAGATTTACTCTACGCCAACTTTGGCAGAGACCCAAGAGTCACGATTATTCCAATGGCTCTTGACGGGATAAAGATTGATGGTGAAGGATGCGAGAGGAACATGTCTCTGGAGACTCATTTCCCATTCAAGTTAGAATTTGCCGAACAATCGATATTAGCTGATATCTACACTTCAACATGGAAGGTAAAACCATTACTTACGACTGAGAAAATTATCCATTCGCGCTTGCTAAACGCTCATCTGATCAGAATTCAAACAAGCCATTTCATTAGACATTCATATATTGGCTCTGTTCTACACCAGATGAAAATAAAGATAGCCCACCTGGTTAGGTGTCTGCTGGATAAGGTCCCATTATTAGCAGCGCGAATAGAATCTGAAAATGATTGACCTATTTGCGTCGAAGGATTCTATCAGTTAAACTTCTATCATGACCGTTCTCATCTCCGAAAGTGATCTCTTGTCCACGCTGGAGCATAGTCTTAGTGACTTCTTTCACGTCTTTGCGTCCTTGGCCTCCCTTCTCAGCGTAACGCCCGTTCAGGAGGGCTTGATGCATATCGTACATGATGATTCCGTAGCCTAGGGATTGATTGTAGGACCGTAGATAGTTGCGTATGATCTTGATATTCTGGGTAGAGTCTATGGGGTATCGGTCGTCGTACATTCTGAAACGCTGGATCAAGTCTTCTATCCTGACCATCTGTTCAAATGGGATAGCGTAGGGAGGGTTCAATCCTTGCTGGATAAATGTCTCTTCAAGTCCTCCAACATAGTCCTTCATCTGGGCAATACCTGTTTCGAGGAGGAAATGCCAGCTTGCGAAGACGAGAGCGTTGTCGAACTCTTCAGCCTCATAAAGGCTGGAGAAGCGCATCGTCATCAGGAAATCGGGGTCGGTGAACGCTTTTGCGACTGTCTGAGCTAGAACCCGGGTGTATCGGTCGGATTCTATCTTGATAGGCTGGCTCAAATGGTTCAAGAAGAAACTAGCGGGTCCCTATAAAAGATGGGATTTCGTAGTCCTCTACACTATCCTCTTCGTCACAGTCTTCCGGCTCCTAGAAGTCGATTACATCGTGGGACACAAACCGGACATTCTTGGAGCAATAATCCCGGCGCTACAGCATCCGTTTCAGGGAACAGACTGGCAGGCTCCCTACGGCCTATTATGGTACGGGATCTCAGAAGCAATCTACCACATCTACCCTACACCGCCAGGATATGTAGCAGTAACCGCACTCGTCGACAGTCTTCTGATGTGGAAAATACGGAATCATCGCCTCGTCCTAGTCCTTTACATGTTCAGCTCCTGGTTCGAGTTTAACCAGACTCCCTACAATCTGCCTCCAATGTGGATGAGCCTCCTCGGACTCTGGAATCCCTGGGCTGTTCTTCTAGGACCCTTAACAAAGTTTCCTGACTTGCCGAACCAGATCGCGTTCGTATTCTACACTCCAATCCTTTCCACTCAGGGAAACTACAACCGCTTCTGGCAGTTCTGGTTCTACTTCCTGACGCTGCTTCCCTCCCTCGGGATTCTGGCTGTAAAGGCTTATAACCGAAAACACATTCAGAGAATCGCAACTGAATAGGCTGTCATCTTGAAATGATGAATACAGGTCTCTCAATGGACCTAGCGGATCTTGCCATGAGCATCGGAATACCTGTTCCAAACCTCACCAATGCACGCAGAGGTGGAGGCGGTGGTATGGGTGCGGGCGCGGGTGGAGGCATCGGAAGCACATTACTCATCGTCGCAGCCATCATCATCGCAGTCTTCGGAGGAACCTTAGCCCTCGTCTTCGGAGCACAACTAGCAAGCACATCACTCTTCACGGGTCTTCCAGCATCGAACCAGACAGCAGTCAACGGCAATCTTGGAAAGGCAGTAGTCGCAGGCTCGCAATTCATGCCACTAGTCTATCTAGGCGGATTCGGAGCACTCGCACTGGCAATCTTCCTCTTGATCTTCACAGTCCTACGCCATATCAGAGGAGCGTAACAGATGCCGCTGTTCAAATCGAAGAAGGAAACTCCAGGGGGATTAGGGGCCAAGAAAAAAGGCCCCGATCTTTATTCCTCAGCACGCCGCGTTCAGACAATGTCTAGGGGATGGTGGAACTCGCCCGGTATGAAGAAGGCTAGACGAGAGTTCTGGAAGAAGCTGGGCCGGGGAGCATCAGACATGGGTTCCTACATGTGGAATGGAGAATGATTTGCCTCTCACTAAGAACAATGGCCGTTACGGAGAACTAGGACACTGGGGCAAACGCTCTGGTCGACGGTTCACTAAAAAGAAGATTCTGCTCCTAGTAACTCTTCTGTCTCTCAGCCTCCTCTTCGCAGTCTCTAGAAACGGAGTCATCCCAATCGTAAATGCGGGAGACTACAATTCGTCTTTCAGCCATACAAGAACTCTGATCTTCGGAGACAATCTGTTCAGCGGCCCCTCTGGACATGCTGGAGGAAGCATCATCTTCAACTCCAAAGTCAATGCTACCTGTGCCGTCTCCTGTGGAGGCGCACCTATCGACACCGTTCTAGCGTTTCCAGCCTTGACAGTCACTTCAGGCGATACTATCATAGTCGAATTTTGGGCCTCTTCAGCCATAGTTTCAACATTCACGATTACGGACACTCAGAGTAACAGCTATACTCAAAAAATCTCTTTCATTCACTCTAACCCTGGATTGAATGTTTTCATCTCGGAGTCGCAGACTGTGACAACGGGTTCGGATACTGTTACACTGACTTCTTCAGCACAGGATGTTTTCGCTGGAGTAGTCTCAGACTATTCTGGAGCCATAGGCTTCGGAAACACGGCGACTAACGGAGGAAGTGGAGGAGTAGGGCCTACGACTGGAACATCCACCATAACAATCACTTCAGCATCTTCATCATCGTTCATAGTCGAGTTCATGGCTGTATCGGGAACAGGTGGCATTTGTACGATCAGTCCCGCATCGTCTCAGACATTGAGAAATGAATATACAAATGCTGGAGGTTCAACAGGAAGCGGAGCGACAGACATCACAGGAATCTCGGGAAGCCAGTCTCTGGGCCTGTCTTGGAGCTGTTCCACTGATCAGGATCAGTTCAGTCATGCCGGATTAGAACTGATTCAAAGCCCTATGAACTTTGCTCAGGTCAGATGGAATTTCAACTCTACCTGTATCACGCTTAAAGGCCCAGCTCAGACCTTCGCCATCTTTGACTGGAGTAAGGGAACTGCTGGAAGCGGAGGCTCAAACTGTAACTCAGCGGACATAATGATCTCGAAGGGACAAGTAAACTTTCAGACAGCGGCAGGAAGAGATCTTGAGATCGTCTGGGCGGCTTCGATGTTGAACTCCTCAAATCTTCAGAGTGTCGATATGCTTCTCAGAACAAATTCTACTCTTCCATCGTTCACAGAGAACTATTCTCCATTCAATGATACTAATGCTAGGATGATCTATGAAGTATGCCCGAGAATATCTTCAGCCTGCTCAGGACAATCGATTTACATTCAAAGAGATCCTAACAAAAACATCTTCTCAGAGACTAAGGCTAACGATCTGGTTATTTCAGGAGCAACCCCCGACTTCAAAGACTGCTGCGCGCCATTCTTTCAGGGGGTCCTCAACTTCACAGGCCCCAATAACTATGTCAATGAGCAGAGTTCAACCTCTACAACTAACACTAGCAATAACACAGCATCATCTTTCCAGATGGGGATAAGCTACAATATTCTATTCAAGATGAACTTCAAAGGCTCCCCGACTGGCGCATCCCCTGAAATGGGAAACTTTTTCGGAGTAGGTCCTAACGGCATTCCGGCTGCGTTAAGCATCTGGTCTGTTCCCCCATCCTGCGCTGACCCTCTGAATCGTATAGCCTGTGGTCTCTCTAATCCGCAACCTGTCTTCCAGTTTAATCCTCTTGATCCTTCGTCTTGGGGTAATGCGATCATTCAAGGACTGCTCTGGGTCTTCAGCGTTGCCATTCCGACCGGACTTCTCATCATCGCTAAGGTTCTGCTCCAGGTTATTCAGGTCACATTCAACTTTGTCGGAAACCAGTTCGGATGGGGAAACATTGGAGACAACTTTGTCACATTTCTCAACGGTCTGCCTGTCATCTTCGGCCAGATAGGAACCGCGTTTGGATGGATCGCAAGCATCGTATCAAGCGCTGTCAACACGATCATTATTGCGAATCTTCTAGCCAATCCGTACTTTTCCGGAGTCATCAACGTTCTGAACGATTTCAAGAATGCTATTGGAAGCGGAATCATAGTCTCGTTCCTGACACAATTAGCGATCTGGTTTCCGACAAGCTATATGATAATCCTGATCAGCACATACTTCCTATTCGTCTTCCTGAAAGGCATTGAAGGATTCTTCGACTGGCTTCACTTGGTCAAATGGTCCACTTTCATACTCATAGGGCTCTTCACAGAATTCATCCACGCATTCGGGAGCCTGATTACTGCTATTCTGGGAAGACTATCTATAATCTCTCCAGGACACGAGTTTCCGAAAATACCTCATCCCAAAGCTGGACACTGGCCTAAACTCTCTCTCGGAGGCGAAATAGCCTTCTTTGATGATCCTACAGCATGGTTCCTAGCCTTTACAGGATTCATCTTTACAATGGTATGGGCTGGAACAACTGGAGCTGGTCTTCCCGGAAACACTCAGACAGTAGTACAGGCGATGAGCCCGCTTTTCATAACACTATTCGGCGTCGGGTTTATGATACTCATACTTTACATTCCAGGCTACCTGCTCGGCAAACTGTATGAGAAAGGAATAGTCTCTTGAAACTACTAGTGACAGCGACGATCAATGGACCCTCACAGAATGATGTTCAACAGACAAAGATGTCCATTCTCAAAGCTCTTGATGGAGTGAAAGACAGGGTGAACAACGGGTCAGAAATCAAGATAGCCTCCTGTAACGCTGAGAACACTTCAGAACTTCAGATGTTGATGGGCCAGCTCAAATGGTGGTCGCTGGGAAGACAGCCTGATGGGTTCTCAGAACACAAGAGACAAGCATCGAAAAAGAGAAGAGCTGGAATAGTAGAAGAACCAACAATCGACGATATGTTTCTGGAGCTCTAAAGCATGCCTCTCTTCGCACACCAGAACATGAAGAGGCGAAAGCCGAAAGGACCATCAATAGCCAGCAAGATAAAACACGCATTTCACAGGACCCCGAACATGGTCGGACCGCACGAAGGACTAGAGTTCATTGACAAGTTCCGAATCATGTTTCTGCGAAGTATGATAGTTCTAATGGCCGGTGTTTCCTGGTGGGTTGCAGCTCCTGCAATCTTCATATCTCTGCTTCCCGGTTTTCAAGTGTATGTTCAGACACTAACTAATGCTCGATATAGTATATCGTCAGTGTATCTATTCTGGCAGGTTGTGCCAGAGATTCTTCTGTTCAGCTTCTCGATCATATGGACTTCAGGGGTCTTGGATATGATAGTGGGGAATGAGCCTCTGAAGAAGGTGTTCTGAGCATACAGAATGTGGAGAAGGGTCTAGTGCTGTTCATTATTGGAGTAACCGCGTTTTTCGGTGCGGGAGTTGCAGATGTGGCGTTTCCGGATATAATTCCCATGCGGCCCTATTCGACTCTCTTTCTTACTCTTCCAGTATTGCGGAAACGGCATAGTGGGCATCGGGACTATAATGCTAACAGGGACGTAACACACTATGTCGAACAGCTTAACGAGCCATTAGAAATATACGCGGCGAGGAAGAAGAAAGCTTTTGACCGGATGAGAGAGGAAAGAATGAATGGCCAGTGATCTGTTTGTCGGAATCCTCCTCGGGGTTGTTCTGATGGGAATCTTGTATCCGTATAGAGGAGTCTATTTCTACATCAGACAGTTACGGAAGCAGGTCGAATTTTTGAGGGGAGACACAGCAGAGAGTGGAGTAGATTTCGACAAGAAGTTTCCGGAGAGGAAGGAGAACAGTTGACACATCGCAGAGGGGAGAAGGAGCTGAATGACCGGGTTGAGAAGGCTCGAAAGGGAACCCGGTTTCTGGTCATTGTCGGGTCGAAGAGAGTGATTACTAAGCGGTTGAAGAAGAGGCAGAAAGCATGACTGATGATGAGGAATACAGAACGATTCTGGCGCACTCCGCATTTATCAAAATGCTCGCAGCAAATGATAAGCTAAGCCAGAAGTCGAAGATAGCAGCGTTGAAGAATCTGATACGCAAATCTGGGAAAGAAAAACTGAGACGATAATAGAAATGTCTCGTCTATGTTTTCTCTGTGGCAAACTTCTCCCAAGGGGAACTAGTTACTGTCAGAAATGTGCAAGAAAAACGCGCGGTAAAATACCAAGGGGTGCTTTCGCAAACTTTGTCGGCATAACGCGGAAGAAGCTTGGCTTGAGTTTTAATGCGGCTGTGAAGAAGGCAAAAGTCGAATATCGTAAGCAGAAGAGAGACATTATTGAATCATTGAAAGGATAGAGATGCTCGTCTATATTCTCGGCTTCGCACTGCCGCTAGAATGGATTATCGCACTCGGAGTCCTCTTCCTAGTCCTAGTTCTCATAGTCATATTTCTAGTATTAACCCGGAACCCTAACCCTACACCTATCGACAAACGGATGATTCTGAAGGTTCCGATTGACGAGGCAGGAATAATCCAGCGAGGAAAAATCCTTCAGAATGTCGTAAGGAATGATAGAGACCTAGTAGTGACGGACCCAGATCTGAGGGATGATGATGGTAACCAGCTTGTCGAAGAATGTTCAATAGAGAACAAGGTTCCCTTCCCTGCAACAGATGAAACAAAATCGAACGTGGAATTATGGATCGGGAGAGTGAAGGGAGGAGTTACAGAGATAGTTTCAGCATCTGCCTTGATGGGTAATGTTCCGACAAGATATGATCCTGTTCCCGCGGACCCTAAGAAGCTGTTCCGGCCGTTGATGCCCTGGGGAGTTCACGGCTCTATCGAAGAGATCATTGGTAACAAGAACTTCTGGGCTATACTCGTACCAACCATAATCGCCTGTCTAGCAGTAGGGCATATCATTTGAAAGGACTCATAGCACTAACTCCTCTCCTGCTAATCATCTTCTTAACCCCAATGACTCACGAAGCAGCCAGTCCAGTAACAGTCAGCGCCTCAAATCTTTCCCTCACTTTCCAATCAGAATCTCATCAGCTTGCTTCCCCGAACTGTTACAATGCCCAGATCCATGTCCTTGCAGTCTGGAATGGAACAGGAACATCAACAGTCAGCTTACCCTCGTTCTATCTCTATGCAACAGGAACCAATCTAGTCCTCTCTAACAGTACCAATTATCAGCAGCCTAACAATCAGCTCGGCTTCTTTGTTCTCTTTCCCAATGTGCCCGTAGGACTTGTTCTCTCGTTCACAAAGTTCTGTATCCCAGCAGGCCTATCAAATCTTCAGGTCTGGCTATTTTACTTCGACGGAACAATAACCTTGAAGGTCCAGATTGTTTGAACGAGAACAAGAGGAACAGTATCGTAGGCCTGCTTCTCTTCTTCATCATTATCGTCGGCGACATTGTTAGTGGAGCAATAGGAATAGCTAGTCCGATACAGAGCTGCAACTCTCCTCCAACGCTGATCCAGTGTGACGACGCTTCGATCACCATGCCAGCAGGGTTTGGAACAGTGTTGGAGAGGATCAACTTCACAAGACCTACCTGTCCTTCCTGTGGCCCATTCTCTTCGATTCCGACAGTTCTGTTAACTCCAGGAGATCATCTAGGGTTCAGCAACACGGTTGAAGAGATGTATCCGATATTGGCCAGTTCCCCATATCCCACTCCCTGGACTAACATCCCGTCAACGTCAGACGCAGAACTGTTAAACAGCACAGGATACAGGGCAACGATCTATCGGAATGGAGTAGGGCCAGCAGACAAGATCTCCATGCAGTTCCAGCTCAACACAACCACGCTGATCTCTTCAGGAACATTCCTTCAGATCCAGTATTCTCTCAACTTCGGATCTACATGGAATAATCTAACCTCAACTACCGTGACGATTGGTGTAGGAACAACGTTAGGATGGAAGATCGGACCAGAGCAGACAGTCCCGTTAACTATGACAGGATCCAGTGGAACAGATATGTTACGGATCGTCGCAGAGAACGGAGGAGGCCCAGGAGATCAGGCCAACTTCGGAAACATCAACATACTGATAGAGAGACAGCTTTTTTCGAACTGCACAATATACGTGCAGACAACGTTGAGAACAGCCGCGTTCTTTACGATAGAAATGGATTGTCCCGTGTCGATAAGCTCATTCACGGGACATCTAACGTGGAGAGCAAGGCTCTAATTCCAGAGATACCAGAACCACCAGAACACTGGCTTAGTCACCTCCGTAGAGCTTTCTGAACGCGGCTCTCGGGTCCGGTGGCTTTGACCGTGAGATCCTCTCCAGCCGTCGGTATTTCACGGTCTCAACCATAATGTCTAGTGCGAATAGTGCTGAGAAGAGTGTCCAGAAGCCGAAAGCTCCTAGATAGATGATGCTTGCGTAGGTTGATAGTCCGAGAACCGGCACTATGGCAGACGCGAGAACGATTTCTCGCACATGAAAGCCTCGGACTGTTAGTAGTTAACGGTATTGGATGATAGAGATTTCAGAATCAATTCAGGAATATTGTCTGATATCACGGGATAGCTAATCCTTTTGTATAGAAAAGATAGCTGAATGTTCTATGAATCGTACAATGTCTGAGAAAGGCAAGTTCATGATGTGTCTCGAACCCCGAATACTGCGCCTATTAGAACGGAGGGCTAAGCCTTTAGGAATCAATATTCAAGAATTGATAAGAGTCAAGGTGATTCCAGAGTTCCTCTATGGACCCGTCCAGCTCAACCCGCAACTGATCAGGAAACTGTTGAAGGATGGATATTTCAAGAATGGGCACAGTCGAAAACTTTCTCGATAGAGACATCTGCCCCTATCTCCACGACAAGTATGAGAAGGGAGGCTGGGCCCAGCATCTTCAATGGTGCACCTGCAACTGCAGCTACTGCGATCGTCAGAGGATGAATCGAGAGCATGGCATTGGTCCTTGAAGTCAGAGACTATCGACGACGGGAATGTGACAAGTGCGGGATCAAGATTAGTGGTAAGAAGGAGAATTTCGGAACAGCATACGTCCGGTCGTCACGGACCCGAACCTGGAACCGCTACGGGTCACAGAGCTTCTCAGGAAGAGACACTCAGCCTAGAGCCCGGTACATCTGTTCTGGTTGCTGGGTAGACGGTAAGGGGAAGCCTCTCCTCTGACACCTAACTACAACAACCCCAGACTATTAATGAAGTCCAAGAAACAGATCGAGAACAAGCTAGGGCAACTAGAAGACCAGTATCTCTATTTACAGAAATTAAGTAAAACCCCATTTAGCGCTGACGAGTTGAAGCTGAAAGCGGAAGCGTTAAGATGGGTCCTAGGCAAACAAGACAGCCTATGAGCACACGCACATTGAGAGAAAAACGCTTCTGCAAAGCTGACGGCTGCACGAATCCCCTAGATACCCGTAATGTCTCCGGCCTATGCTACGCACATTACGGGAGAGGACAAGGCTCCCGCATCTCAATACTTAGGTCGTATGAAAGCAGAGAGAGAGAGAAAGTCGAGGTGCGGTCCATTGAAATCCAGATTCAGGAAGAACTATTTCCTAGGTTTCGAGCCTGGGTTCTCACTTGCCTTCTGAAGGGGCCTTTGACGGTTAAAGAGGCTATCTATGGAGGGTCGATGTTTCTGAAGAAGACTTGGGGGCATGGTAGCGCGGATACGACGAGGGAATGGTTGAATGAACTTTGTAGCCGTGAGGGAGAGTTTGAAGTGTTTGATCCACCTTACGAGAATCTTGGGCCTTGTATTAGGCAGAGGACTCCTGAGCTTCAGAAGGAGCTTGTTAAGGAGTCATCGGGTAGGAGATCCTTCTCGTCGCCATAGTCGTCTTCTCCGAGGTCTGTTACCATCTTAGCCATTCCTCTATGGCGACTTTGCCTTCGCGGATTCTCCTCATTCTCTCTTCATGGGCCTCTTTCAGCTTCTTCTCCCATTCCTCTTTCGAGACGAGTTTGGCTGCTAGGTACTCGTCGACTCTCCGGCCCTCACTAGCAATCATTCGAAAGCGTCCTCATGAATCTTGACTGTGATTCTTCGTTTTATCAGTATCTGGTGGATTCTGCTTACGAACCGGACAAGGGTCTCGTCGCTGAGCTGGTCAAGGTTCTCTTCGACGGTCTCCCATTCTTTCTCTGTCAGGCTCATCTTTCTTCACTAATAGAAACGTAGGCATACAGACTTATAAACAGCTTGTAACCTTCTTGTATCAGTGATAAGTGACGAAACGGGAAAGTCTCAAGATGGTAGGAGTTACTCCTGAGGTTCATCGAGAATTGAAGAAGCTTCAGAAGACCCGTTACGGGGAACAGACTATGAGTTGGGTTATCGCTGAGCTTCTCAAGACAAAGATTGTTGCGGGGAAACCAGAATGAGAGAAGATAGGCCGACTGTCAGCCTGAAGATGAATGAACTCACTGTAGAGGTCTTTAGCCGAGGATTACAAAGAACTCTAGCGGTATGGGCAATCGCTGTCTTTGCTTCTTTCTTAGTTGTCATTCTCTATCCAGTTTGGTGGGCGCTGATACTCCTGACAGTAGGAGGAATGTTGGGAACATTCAGCCTCGCTTTGATGCTTGAAACTGTGATGAATGTGCAGACATGGCCAGAAGAAGACAAGGCTAAGATTGTTGAGAGGAAACCAGAACCTTGACAGAAGAAATGGTTCTCGTAAAGAAATGGTGGTTTAATTCGAACCGATTAGGCTTAACCGAATTATTCTGGCGAATCGAACGAATTGAGAAGACGTTGAACCTGTCGCCAGAGGAAGTCATAGAGTTCAGAAAGAATCTGATTATGAAGGAAGAATCAAAATGATAACTCCCAAACACTTCCCCTTCGCAAATACGAAAGTGGACCCTGAACGAACCAAGGGCCAAATCATTAACCTACTCAAGAGCTACGGAGTAACAGACTACATCTGGTCCGAAGAAGGAGGCATGGTCCAGCTCGTCTTCAAGGCTCAGGTGGACTATGAGGGACAGCCGAAGACCTGGACAGTAATGCTTCACCCTCCGGTCAGATATGACCTAGTGCTAATCTATGATGAAGAGAAAAGGATGAAGGTCAAGAAAGAGATTCCGAACTATCCGCAAGCCTATCGTTTCATGCTTCACTATTTGAAAATCAAGCTGATGGCTGCTTTCTCTGGGGCGTACAAGTTCGAGGACGAGTTCATGGCAGATCTCGCGGTCCCGACGCCTGAGGGTCCGAAGAGATTCGCTGAGGCTGTGAAAGCGTACAAACCAGGATTCCTACTTGAAGGTCCACAAGGCGCAGATTAAGGAGAAGAAACCCGAATGATATGGAGAGCTAAACATTTCGCCATTCTCCAAATGATTCCGTTCATGGGTCTCATGG